GGTTTTTGTTTTTGGTAGTGCTAACACTACGCTATCATCAACGCTGCCCCCAAGTCTCAGTTATGTACGTTTCCAGCACTCGGATCTATCTACTGCAATGACAGATATTCTTGGACTTGATTTTTTTGGAGGAAATGTTTATGCATCAGCTCAGTTTGCAGATGGTATTATTTATCATTACTGGGATGAATATGAAGACCCGGACACGAATATGAGTCCTAGAAACCGAATTGATGATTGGTATGAGGCCAGGGCAAGGACTAGCTTTACTGTCACAGGAGGAACTGCAGCAGGAACTGCAGCAACTGTAACATTTACTGTAACAGGTGGGACATCAACCCCAGGTAATAATTTAAAGAATTTACGAATAAACAATGTGGATATTTTGACTGGCCCCATAGCACACACAGGTAGTAACGACACAACTGGAGCTACAATAGCAGCAGCAATACACCCTGGTTTAACTTCTGTACCCAATTATACTGCCGTTAATTCCTCTGGAGCTGTAACAATTACTTCTGCAACAGCAGGAACAGCCCCAAATGGATTAGCAGTAACTTATGAAGTGGAAGGTGACTTTGCAGTTTCCTTATCCAGTAGTACCCTTACAGGAGGTATTGACAATGCCGTTACAGATATTACTGTGAATGGAGTTTCAATCATAGAGGAACCAATACTCTGGGAGGTATCACACGCTAATACTGCAACAAAAATAAGGGATGAGATAAATAAGACCCATACGGATCCAGAATGGGAGGCAACCTCTGTAGAGAGTTCCGACAAGGTGAATATAATTGCATATAGACATGGAGAGACTTCTGCAGAGAGGGATTTGTACCATAATAAGGCAGTTGTTATTACTAAAACAGGGAATCTTACAACATCAACTCCTGCAAATACTGTGGCAGCCGCATTTAATGCAAGTACCGTGTATTTACCAGGAGGATTTGTAAGGGCATTTGATAATAAGATGCACTCTCTTTCAGATTCACGCTGGCATCAAAGCTGTATCACCGACCCCTCTGACTGGAATAACACAGCAGGGACACTTTCAGATGTAACAGACCTTGCAAACCATTCCAGGGGTTCCGAAGAATTAATGGCAATTGCCCCATATTTCCAGAATCTTGCAGTTTTTGGTCAGGATGCAATACAAATCTGGTTTAACGACCCTGATCCGTCCTTGAGTACAAGAGTACAGGTTTTAAATAATACAGGGACAGTTGCATCAAAGTCTGTTGTGGAGATTGGAGACTCAGATGTATTCTACCTGTCCAGGTCTGGGATCCGATCCCTGAAGTCCAGGGATAGCTCAAATGCTGCTTTTGTAGGCGATATTGGGAATCCTATTGATGACCTGGTAGTGGCAGATATTGGCGTAAATGTTGATACAACAAAGGGAGCCTGTGGAATAGTGGATCCCAGAGATGGGCGTTACCTGCTGGCAATTAGGGATAAGGTTTATGTATTTAGCTACTTTCCAAGCTCCAAAGTCTCTGCCTGGTCAATATATGAACATGGATTTGATGACCCAATCTCAGATTGGGCCTTTGATGGAACAGAGTTATTGTGCCGTAGTGGAGACAAAATTTACTCACTTGGTGGCGAAGGTAACGATGAATATGATGATTCAGTAGTCACAGTACAACTTCCATTCCTGGATGCAGCAAAACCTGCAACAACAAAAATGTGGACTGGCCTGGATGCAGTATGCAGTAGTGATTGGGTTATTTCAACTGGTACAGATGCAACTGATATTTCAGTATATGAAACTGCTGCAACAATAAATAAACCAACATACGGCATGGGAAGGATCAGTCTTTCATCAACTTCATCACATATTGCCTTGAGGATGACAAATTCATCATCCGGGGCAGCAACACTAGGCAATATTGCAGTCCATTATGAATTAAATGAGTCAGGATAAGGAGTAATTATGAGTTGGATTTATGATGAATGGAAAAAACAAGAGGGTGGTGGCTGGATGGAAAACCTCAAAAATGCGTTTGGGGGAGGTGGAGGAGATGATGGAGGTGATTCAGAATCTGCACAAGCCGCAGCAGCAGCCGCAGCACTAAAAATAAAAAGGGATGCTGCTGAAGCGGATCTGTTAGAGGATCTTGCTGAATATGACGATGATTATTTTAAGAATATTGGTAACAAATACACCAACTTTGCCATGAATGCTCCTGTTACTGGTATTAGAGATCAGAGGAGTGAGGCAATGAATAAACTAACTGCACAACTTGCCAGGCAGGGGAAACTAAATAGCTCAGTACGGACAGACAGGGAAGCCCTTGCAAAGAAACTTTATGGAAAGGGTCAGGTTGATGCTGCATCAAAAGGACGGACACTTAGCAGGGGAGTTGAAGGGGAATTTAATAAAGCAAAAGCCCAGGCAATTATGGACATCCAAAATGCAACCAATCCAGAAAGTGCTTCCAATGCTGCAATGGGTAACATAATGGCTTCAACAAATCCAGGTAATTTTAATCCAATCCTGGATGTATTTTTAAAATTAACACAAGGACTTGCAATGAGACAGGAAGTTGAAAGAAGGAAAGAAAGACAGGCAGAAATTAATTCCTACCTTGCAGGAGATCGCTCTAAAATAGTCACATAAGGAGATAAATATGCCACAACAATATCCAAAAAAACTACCACCAAAAGGCAAAGGCAGGGTTGATAATAAACATCAGATTGCTCTTCTGACCGATTTTGAAGTTGCAGCCCTCAATACCCTTAAAAATCGTGACAAGGATAGGGGTTTCTCTTCCGGAAGTGGCCCGGAAATAAAAGCACTTGCTGCACAGAACAGCCGTCCTTTTGAATTTGTTAATTATAGAGGTGAAAGGATACCTTCCTTAAATGATTTTAGTGAAGGAGGCTATGGTGGTGGTGGAGATGCTGGAAGTGATGCTGGAGAACAGGAGGCAAGGGATCAAAGTAGCTCTGGTGGTGATTATGGTCAAAAGAATGATTGGGCGGCACAGGAGAGAAGAAGAAAAAGAGAAGAAGAGAGGTTAAAGAGGGAGAGGGAATGGGCTGCACAGCAAGAGAGGTTAGCTAAGGAAAGGGCAGCAGATATAAAAAAAATTAACCAGTATGTTGACTATTATCGGAAAAAATCTGGAGAATTTTATGGGGACGGTTTTATTCAAGATGATTTCGATGATACAGATGAGGGTTTTGAAGGTACAAAACCAGGGGATGAGTTTTATGGAGAGGAATATCCTGAAAAAAAGCCTCCAGAAGATTATGGTGATGGGCCTACAACGCCCCGACCAGATGATGATGATGATGATAAACCCCCCATGTCTGAAGAAGAGT